CGCCATGGAATTGTGAGGCGTCGGCCGAAATGAAGATCTTCTTGTTGCTGAGTCGGTTCCGTGCCTCTTGTGCTGCGGCAATGGGGCCGAGGGCGTTGCCCACCGCTGCCGAGAACGAGAGTTTTTTTCCGCTGAGTCGGTCCCGTGCTCCTTGAACGGCGCCTATGTTGGCGCTGGCCGCTCCTGTCTCTGCCGATATTTTGAATGACCCGTCGGGCATGCGGGTGACCGTGTACCCGAGGTCCTCCAGAATCCGCTGAGCTTCACTGGTGAGCGCCTGAACCGTGATGGTCTCCGCGTGCGGTGTCGCTTCCATCGCCGCGATGACGGCATCAAGGCTGGTGATGGCTCCGGCCGTCTCCGCCTTGACGACGAGGTCTCTTGACGGGGGGATGCCGAGGATCTGGTCCGCCAGTGCTTGGGCCTGCTCTTCGTTCAGGCCCCAGCCGTCGGCCATCTCGATGAGACTCTTCCGGCCGTCCTTCCAGCGCTGGTTGATCTGTTCCCAGGGGGCGTTGGCATCGACGGCCGTGTCCGTGGCTTCGCGCGTGGTGCGTGCGATGTTGGACAGCATCTCGTAGGCGTCACGGCCTGCCTGTCCGTGGCGGACAAGCTGTCCGTTCGTCCACGACAGCGACTCGCCCCACTTGTTCTGCTTCTTCGTCGCGTCGGCGATGGCCTGTTCCTGCGCCGCCTGAGCGTCGAGGTGGCCACGGTTCAGGTCGGCCAGGGCCTGGATCTGCCCGATCAGCTCCTTGACGGAGCTGGCGTGGTTCCGTGTCTCGGCAGCCGCAGTGGCCTCTGCTTCAGCGACTTGCCTGGCCAGGGACTCACGCTCGCTCAGGGCTTCATTCAGGTCTTCGTCCGTGGCGCCGACACCGGCAAGGAAGTCGGCCCCGTTGTCGCCCAGAGCGAGGTCGCTGTTACGTGCCTCCTTCATCTTCGCGATGCGTTCGTCGACCTGGGACAGCTTGTTCTTGAGGGAGTCGACGTCTGAGCCGGTGGAACGGAAGACGCCGCCGAGGCCGTCGATGCGCTGCTCGAACTTTCCGACGCCGCCGATGCTGCCCGTGATCTGAGAAAGCACATCGCCGAACATTCGGTCGAGGAACGACATGCCGCCCTCGACCAGGTGGAGAACCCCGGACAGTGCACGGAAGACACCGACCAGCAGGGCCGTTGCCGTTGCGGACTGCGACATGGCGTTGGTGAACTGGCCGAAGTTGACCAGCAGGTTCTTGACCTCTGTGCCGAGGGTCTTCCAGACGTTACTGAGACCTTCGGCGCCGCCGCCTTCCGTCATCGACGCGAACATGTCGCCGAGGCCGGAGCCGATCATGCCCATGGCCGATCGGAAGCCCTCCATCACCGGGCCGGACCTGCTCAGCGCCTGCTCGAATCCGGGCAGCGCGTACTCGATCAGGTCGGTGAGACCGCCCATGAAGTCTTTGACCAGTGGCGCGGACGCCGCGAAGGCGCGCGTCAGTGCGGGCTGCATCCGTCGAGCGGAGGCTCCCACCTGATCCAGACCATCGGAAAGAGCGGACTGCATAGGGAGAGCGGACTCCGACAGGACATCGTCCAGGGTGTCCTTCATCCGGCTGAAGGCGGACCTCACCTGTGTGCTGCCGCGTAGCGCGAAAGCTCCCAGGGCGATGAACGCGCCACCAAGTGCCGTGACAAGCAGGGCGCCCAATGCCTGAGCGATAGGACCGATCAGGACCAGCGCGGCGATCAGGATCGCTGTCCAGCGTCGGTTGACGTTGATGACGCTGCCCACTTGGCGCAGCGCTCCCAGCAGTCCGCCGACGCCGCGAACGGCCCCGCGCATGCTGCTGGTCATACCGTCGCCGATGCCGATCAGGGAACGGCGGAGCGCACCACTGTGATGGCTGGTGTCGCGCATCCGGTGCTGGAATATCAGCAGACGGGAGTCGAGCCTGTCGAAAACGCTCCCGTCGTCACCCAGCAGGCGCAACTGTGCCCGCAGGTAGGCGATCTCGCGGGAGCTGTCACGAAAGGCGCCGCGCGTCAGGGCACCGGCGCTCCGCAGTCCACGTGCCCCGTTCGCGGCCTGAGTCAGACCGCGCGACAAGGCGTTGAACTCGCGCTGGCTCAGGCGCCCGTTCCGTGCCGCTTCTCCGAGGAGGCGCGTCATGACGCGCAGGTCTCCGGAGAGTGACTGTGCCGTGCTGTGCGCCCGCGCGTTGCTGGTGCTGACGCCGTTCATGGCGTTGCTGACGGCCTGAAGCGCACGAGCCATGCGGTTGAGGTCGTTTCCGCCGAGGCCCTGGAACCGGCCCGTCATTCCCTCGTCGTTGTCCCCGATGCTGGACAGGCGGGTGACGTGGCGGCGGAAGTCCGCCTCCTCCTGGCGGAGTCGTGCCGCCGTCTGTGCTGCGATACGACGGCGCTCTGCTTCTGCGCGACGGTTGCGCGCTGTTGCTTCGCGTTGGAGCCGCGCCTCTTCCGCATCACGTCGAGCGTTCTCACGCAGGGCTTCGGCGTGCGCCTGAGCGATCTCACGTGCACTGCGCTGTGCAACAGCGCTGTGACGCCGGATCTCGTTGTCCAGGCGGTCGAACTCCAGCCTGGACTCTTCGAGTTCGTTGCGGAGGCTGTGGAACTCTTCCTCTGTGACTTCACCTGCGCGGGCGGCCAGCCGGAGATCGCGCCCCAGGAGACCCATGGACCGCCGCATGTAGTCCATCTCGTGCCCGGCCAGGCTTCCGGCGCGCTGCATCTGTCCGAGGCGTCCGGAGACGCCTCGGATGCTCTGGCTGAGCCGGTCGGCGCGGTTGGACGCCATGTTGCTGGTCTGCGCCAGGCCACGGATGTCGCCGTCCATGCCATTCATTCGCCGACGAATGTCGGCGAATTCGCCCCGTGTCATGTCCCGGACTCGGACAGTAAGAGTGATGTCATCAGCCATCGTGGCTGCCCTTTCTGTCCTTGCCCATGTCGTACAGCTCGACCAGCTGAAGAAGCTCTACGTCCTCATCGAGGATCTGGCTGGGCAGTACGTGGAAGAATTGACACAGGGAGATGAGGAGTTCGGCCCTGGCGTATTCCGCAGGCTTCGTTACAACGTTTCCGTCGGAATCGACTCCACCAGGGAAGGCTCGCCAGTCACGGACTTTTTTTCCGTGGCCTCCGGAACGGTGGCGAGAGCCTGCGTCCATGCGTTGATGACGTACATGTTCATCACGAAGTCGTTGGTGACAACGCCGTCGTACGTCGTCGGCACCGCCTCTCCGGTCACCTCGTCTTCGAGGTTCCAGGAGACGAGGTGGTCCGCGAACATGCGCAGCATGCCCTCGGTCTCCGCGTCTCCCTCAGTGCCAGGAGCACTGAGGGAGACGATCTCCAGGTACTCGCCCGTGGTGAGGCCACGGACCTTGACCTCAAGACCCTCGTACTCCGTGCCGGTGAAGTCGAGGTTGTAGATCTTGCGCTTGCGCTTGAACGCCATTGCTTCTCCCCGGTGTTGGGCATGAAGAAGACCCGTCGCAAGAATGCGACGGGTCTACCGAGTTGTTCTATTTTGTTAGTGTCCTTCGTGTGGACACTTTCCGCCGTTGAGTTGTCGTCCGTGGTTGCAGTTATGGCACAGGACGCGGAACCCTTCGGGGTATCCGTTTTTCCTCAACCAGATCCAGAACCCTCCGCCACCCGTGGCGAGCCTGTGCTGCCGTCCTCCACCGTCGATGTGATCAAGGGCGAGGAACAGCGGCTGGGTTTCGCCGCAGCAGATGCACTGGGGCGTACCGCTGCTGTAGTGGGTGAGGGCGGCGTGCCGCTGAGCGCGATACCGCTCCGCCCGCTGCTCGCCGAGAAGCGCTTCTCGGCAATCCGGCGAACAGTATTTTTTCTGCGTCTGCGATCCGACGAACTCGGCACCGCAGTGCTTGCACTTGCGGCCAACGAGCGGGCGGCAATCGTGGCAGTTCGTTTCTGAGCTGTTGATGTGACGCCAGAACCGGCGCGAACAGTTGTGGCACGTCAGCGATTCATACTTCTTGTTTTCGCAGGACTTGCAACTGTTCCGTGGTCCACGGTTCGGTCCACGGCTCTGGAACTGGTCGATGGGCTTGGTCTCCTGGCACTTCCGACACACCTTCATGCCGTCAGGTGCCACAAGTCCGAGGCAGGCATCGCAGATTCCGCAGTTCCGGCAGGGCCGATCGTAACTCTCTCGGGGCGGCTTGGGCTTCCGAAGAGCGGCGATCTGCTGCGGGCGACACGCGCGACACCAGGCGTGCGCTTGCCCGCATGACTTGACGGAGTACCCGCCTGCGGCAGCCCCCTGGACCATGACTAGACCTCCGGGTCAGCGACTTGACCCGGAGACTACATCAAGACCAAGTTGGCACGGTTCCATCACTCAGCTGGCCAGGAACAGCCCAGGTGAGTTCACCGGAGTCCGAGCGGGTCAGCGGGTAGTCGGTGAAGATGCACTCGTTGTTGAGCGACTGGCCCGACACGGTGATGCTGACGGTGCGTGAGACGGAGGTCGACGGAACCGTCTTGAAGACCGCGTGAGAGGCGTTCGCGGCGTCGTTGAAGACGCCGTTCAGGGTGACCGTGAAGTCGGCCAGCAGAAGCAGACGCTCGAACGCCGACTTGTCGATACCCGTGGTGTCCTGAGTCGCGCGCGGCGTCGCGAACTCAAGGTTGGTCACATCGTTGCGGATGTCCTGCGGAGACCCCGAGCTGTCGTCGACCGACAGCGTAGTCCACGCGAGGCCACTCTCCTTTGCCATTGCAAATCACTCCCTCAAGAGTTCAGCCCCGCTGGATCTGCTGGGCGATCTTTTCCTGGTGCTCGGCAAAGTCTTCTTGCCAGTGATCAGGACGCGTGTGCTTCCGGACGTTGCCGGTGGGATTCCCCCGGTAGTCACCGTCTCGGACGATGAAGATCTCCTGCTTGTCGAGGAGGGTTCGGTGTAGCTGTGTACGGAAACACGGTTGGCCAGATTCGAAGATCAGCCAGTTCTCGGTCGCCGTGACGTTCAGCTCCGTGTACTTTCGCCCGGAGGTCTTCGCCGCATGCAGCATCTCCGGCGGCAGCCCCTCGACACGGAGCTTCCAGCCTTTGGTGTACTCCGGACAGTCCACCTCGGTACACGTGGCGGGACGCCAATGCGTGCTGAGAGGAGAGACGATCTGGTATGTCTTGTAGTCCTGAACCTTGCCTTGCGGCGGAATCCGGTTCATGCGCTGCATGCTGATCTCCCCGATGAATGCAGACTAGAAAACGACGCTCGTGTCATTGCGCACGGCGACCACGGCGAACGAGCACTCCGTGAACGTTCCGGTCGTCGCCACTCGCAGATACCGTTCGACCGTCTGATCGCGCGCCGTCTGTATGCGTTCAACCGCCGGTGCCGCCGTCACTTCCGTGAAGGCCCCGCCGGTGACTGCCGCGAACGCGTCAGCAGCGGCGTTGTCCGAGGACTCCTCGATCGTGAAGGTGATGTCCGTCCCGGTGAACGAGAAGACCTGGAGGTAGAACTGCGCGCCGAAATCGGTCGAGCCGGTGCCGAAATCAACGCTCGTGCCGTTGGTCGCTGCGGTGTCGCTGCGGACACCGGCCGTCAGGCTCTTCCCCCACTCGATGCCGTAGCCGTTCGATTCGGCCCGGACCTTCATGGTGACCTTGCCGTCGTCACCACGGGTCCAGTCGTAGTTCAGCTGCTTGCCGATCAGGGCAGCCGCAGCATTCCCGAGGGTGGTTCCACGGAAGTACATGAGGTGACGGTCCGTGGACGGCAGGGTCGCGAGCACTTCGTGCTGCTTGCCCTCGGCGGGGTTGAAGTGCGACGTCCACTCGATACGGCCGTCTCGTAGCCCACCGATACGTTCGAACGCGGACTTGTCGATGCCGGTGACGTCGATGACGGCAGGTCCGCCGCCTACTTCGTCGAGCGATGCGGTGTCGCCGGAAAGGTTGTACCCGCCGACGTAAAAATTGTCGCCGAGGCCGCTGGACTTTGCGATATCTACTGCCCTCCTCGGGACGTTACGATGCGACTAGGGCGATTCGGCCCAAACGTCGTTGATGATGATCGGCAGTACGATCTGAAAGACCCGGAACTCGCGGCCGTCCATGTTCATGTAGCCGACGCGTACGCTCAGTGGATTTCCGTGGGCGCCGAAGATGTCGATGTGCCTGACATTGCTTCCGAGATCGAAGTCACCGATGTAAGCGGTGAAGAGATCGTCGACCGCCTTCGTGAGATTGGCGTCGATATCGTCGTACGGTTCCGCCATCGTGGATCCGTACAGCCGCATCTGAAGTTCCAGGCGGACAGAGACGTTGCTCAGGCCGGAAGACTTGACCGGAACGACACTCTCGACCCAGACACCGGCTGTGAGTCCGTTCGTCCCGGACTGCTTGGATTCGTACTCCGTGACGGACTGGAACCATCCGGTGTTCTGAGCGTGCGTGACGACAATGTCGAGAATGTCGTTGATGGCGAGAGTCACGGGTTCCTCCTAAATCAGGCGACCCCGTGCCTGGTGCTGCTCCAGGATTTGTTCAGCGATCGGTCGACGCCGCATCTTCATTTCTGCCTTGGTGTCCCGCATCGACCAGTAACCGGGGAATCGGGTGACTGGCGAGTTACGGGAACCCGTACCTTCAAGCCAGTGACCGTAGATAACCCCATTGTCATGAATCTTGTAGCGATTCCAGGCAAGGCGACGAGTGTCGATCCTCGTCATGTAGTAAGGGGTCTGATGCCGGAGTCGAGAGTTCAGGAAGTCGCGCCACGCGCGTTCGGCTTCCTCTCCGAGTTCCTCCGCAACGTCCTTCTCGTAATCACGGACATGCTTGTGGATCGCCCCGGACGAGATCGGGCCCTGAGTCCTGGAGCGGAAGCTGATGTGGTAACTGACAGAAGCCACGGCATCCCCCTTCAGATGGCTCGGGTACGCGCCTTCCGGCCGTAGGTCTGGTAGGTCTGATCGCGGAAGTCGATCAGCGCCTCGACCGTGGCCGCGCGCTTCGCCGTACCGCCGAAGATCGACGAGGCGGACATGGTGCGGAACCAGCCGGTCTGTTCCTGCATCAGTTCGTGGATTGCCTCAGCCGTGACGTACTGACGTAGTCCGGAGGGGACGCGCCACATCTGGATCGTCGCGCCGGAGACATGTGTCGCAGCGGTACTCCCCAGGGCGCCACGCTCGATCACGAGAGTGCGCGGTGCGTAGATCGTCGTACCGGCCGCGTGGGCAGCGGAGGTAGATCCCTCGAAGGCGCGCTCGATGGTAAGCGTGTTGCCAGCGATCTCCGTGACCAGGACGCGCTCGGAGCCGATGAGGAGCGTCTCGTCGACAGCAAAGGACGTGCCATCGGCCACCGTCAGCGAGGTGTCGCCCTTCGAGACGGTGAGTCCTGCTCCTCCGACGGTCTGCCCGGTGTCGAGCTGGCGTCGCTCTGTCACCAGGAGACGTTCACTGTCGATCTTCAGAATCGATCCGACGCCCACCTGAACCCCGACCTCGGCATCGACGTCGACTTCCGTCTCGGAAGCGTCGAGCGCCTCGATCGTCGCTCCAGTGTTGATGTGCTCGTCGTTCCAGCCCCACAGGCCGGTCAATGTGATGTCACGCTGGTACGTCGACCCGCCGCCGAACGCCGACGAGGTCCCGATGTTGATCTCGATCCGGTTGTACGGCGGGCCGGAGGTGTTCGGCTCCAGCAGGATGTTCCCTGTCGGAATCGAATCGTCGCCGGACGTGGCCGTCGTCAGGGAGATCAGGTCGTTGTCATCGAGCCACAGTCGCCACGGCAACGACCCTTGTGCATTCGGCCAGTTGAAGTACTTGGTCGCGATGTGCGGGTAGAACGTGCGGTGACACAGCAGCTCGGCGTTGCGGGACGCGGACTCGATGCAGCGGTCGATGTTGCGGTTGTTGCGCGCAACCTCGCCCTGGTCGAGTGCGCGCTTGATCGTCTCCCGGGTGGTGTAGACGGGCGTGGTGATTGCCATCAGCCCTCCCGGGAGATCAGATCAGACGCCGCATACGCGGCCAGGAATAGTTGCCGAGTTGGCAGAACAGGCTGCCGTCAGGGCCCTGGTCCAGAGGCTCGCCGTCGTAAGGGCAGGCCGTCGGGGGTTCTGACTTCTCCTGCTCGACGTAGCCGATCGCCTCGGCGTAGATGCTGGAGAGCTGGTACCAGGACCCCATGGCCTACTCCTCGTCGGCGCCCTTGAGGCGCTCGATGAGCTGCGCCTTCGTACCGTAGGTCGGGAGCCTGGCAGCGTCGGCGGCAGCGCGAAGCTCCGCCAGCGTCATGCCGTCGTAGTCGACAGCGGGCTCGTCCGCCTCGACAACAGCCTCGACCGTCGTCTCTTCAGGGGTTGGATGCCCCAGGTCGTCCTCGGCTACGACCTGGGGCGCACTCGCGACAGCGACCGGGGAGACGTTCGCCTCGCGAGCGTTGGTGGCACCGCCAGTGACGGTGATCTTGGGGGACATCGGCTCCTCCTCGGGAGGCCAGGTGACCGGCACCCGGCTACCGCACGAGGCGCAGGCCAGAGTCGGAAGTTCGATGAGGCCGGAGGTGACGGACTGCATCCGCACCGTCCAGGGTCCGCGTCCGCAGTCGGCGCAGGAAACGGTGACGAACAGAGGGAGTCGTCGAGCGACGACCCCCTCCTGTTCGACGTAGTCACTGCTGCCGCAATGCGGGCACGCAGCCAGGTCCAGCGCATACTGCGTGGAGCAGCTCGCGCACGTCCGCAGGTTTGCAGGCATCAGTTACTCCGAGGTGTTGATCAGGCAGCGGTCAGGGTCGCGCCGTCGTCCAGCGGAACCCAGGTGCAGTACCACTTGATGACGCCATCGCCGCCGGTGGCGACGGTGTGCTCGATGACGCCGGTTTCCACGGCGAGCGGGAACCCGGTGAGGTCGTCAGCGCCGATGGCGATCGAAGCGCCCTTGGTGACGACGAGGATCTCGCCAGCCGCCGTGTCGGTCGTACCGAGGTCCGTGGCGGTGCACAGATCCACGCTCGTACCGGCAGTCGGGTTGGCGGTCAGCTTGGTCGTGCCCGCCACCGTGATGGCCGTGGTGACACGGCCGACCAGCGAAGTGACCAGAACGAGGCCGCCGGTGACGGTGAAGACGCTCTGGGTACCGGCGCCGGACTGGGTGATCGAGTTGCTGGCCATGCGTCCGAGACCGATGTCCCGGAGCTGGTTGCCATGGATGATCGTGCTCATGTGTCAGCCCCCTCAGACCACGTTGCGTGCGAGGTTGGCGGGCTTCCGCTGCACGAGCAGGTCGTGAACGATGGCGACGCAGATGCCGCCGTCGACCGTGACCTCGACGCAGTTGTAACCGTCGTCGAGCTGCTCGTGCCCGACGGTGAACACCATGCAGTCGTTGGTGGCGTCGTCGGCCAGGTCGAACGAGGACGCCTCCGTGTCCGACATGGCGGTCCAGGTGCCACCGACACCCGGAGCCTTGTGCGGGTAGCCCTTGACAGACAGAGCCGCCTCAGACGCACCGTCGACAGACTGCTTGACGGTGGCGATCTGCGAGCCCGCGTCCAGGTAGGTCACGAACGAGACAGCCAGCCCCTGCTTGAGGGGGATGTGAACACCGCTCGCGGCGGCGACCACGTTGAAAACGCGTCCCAGGCCCTTCATGGTCTGGTCCTTTCAGTACGGCGCGATACTTGGCGCAGGGGTGCCGGTGCCTGCGTTGCGAGCCCCCGGGCGGGGTTTTACTGCCGCCCGGGGGTCGAGATGCCGCCGAACGACGGCATCAAAAAACGCCAGTTCACGAAGAACCGGCGTGCGTGCGTCCGCTCAGATCAGGAGCGGGTCTCCAGCCGTACGAACGGCGAGAGGGTGTTGGAGCCCTGGTTCGGGGTGATCGCCGACTGGATCCAGGGGCGGCCGTCCAGGCGCGAGATGAAGCGCACCGTGGTCTGGTCGTTCTGGAAGCGGTAGTGCGGCGAGGTGTCGGCCTGGATCGCCTGCCGGTCACCGATCAGGTAGTACGAGAAGTCGACCAGGTTGATGTCACCCGCCGTACCGAGGGTGTTGACCTTCTCGGTGAACACGACGGGGCGACCCAGGATCGTCATGGGCGGACCCTGGACACCGTTGTTCAGCCAGATCGCGGAGCCGCCGGTACCGACCGAGAGCGCCATGGTGGCCAGCTCCGGGAAGGTGTCGATGTGGGCGACCCACACCGCCGAGTCCAGCGAGCTGGGAAGCATCCGGGCGTACATCTTGACGATGTTCTCCCAGACGATGCTGTTCGCAGCCTGGCCGGACTCCTTGGAGACCTCGACCGTGGCCGAAGCGTTCAGGAAGCCGAGAGGCTCACCGACGCCGGAGCCACCGATGAACGCCTGGTCCTCGAACCAGGCGATGGCCTCGGGGAAGATCTCGTTGATGAACATCTCCAGGGAGATGATCGAGTCCGCGAACAGCTCGTTCGGGATCTCGCTGTAGGCCGTGAGCTTCTTGGCCTCCAGCTTGACGCGGCCGAAGGTCGGCGAGGAGTCCGTGAGGGACGCCGCCTCCTCGGTCCAGTACGCGGTGACGCCGCCGTAGATGTTCGACGCGTTGGAGGTCGTGTCGATCATCGGGAACGGAACGGTGAGCGTCTCCATCGGGATGACGCGCGCACGGCCACGGACCAGCGCCTTCTCCAGCGACACGCGCAGCAGCTCGGAGCGCAGCGTCTCCGGGATCAGGAATCCGCCGTCCGCCGGGACCGTGGACCCGAAGGAGTTCTGGATCTCCTTGATCTTGTGCTGGTTGGCCAGCGCCTCGGAGGTGCGGGCGCCGTGCCAGATCGCCGACATGAACTCGGTGACGTTGGAGAAGTGCTCGTCGAGCTTGGCGCCCGGAGCGTTCTTGTTGTACTTGTCGCCGACGCGCGAACCCTTGGTGGAGTTCGACGGGCGCAGGTCCAGACGCTTGGCGTCGCCCTTCGGGTCGATGGACCCGGAGTCGGCGAGGTACTTGAGGATGCCGCTCTGGACCTGGGCGTCGATCTGGCCCTCAAGGTCACCGTGAGAAGCGGCGTTGAACTGGTTCGCGTAGTCCCGCACGAACTTCAGAGCGTTGTCCCGGGAAGCGAAGACTTCCTTGACGGCAGTGCCGTCGTTGAACAGCTCTTCCAGTTCGGCGTCGTTGCGCGGAGTGGTGGGCGTGGACATTACCAAGCCTCCTTCAGGCTCGTGAACACGTCGTCCGCGCTGGGCGACGGTGCGGTGAGGCGGGCGACGAGTCCGGCCCATTCGTCGGTCGGCTCGTCTTCCTCCTCTTCCTCGTCCTCATCGGGCTGAAGGAAGGGAGGCAGCTTCTTGTCGGCGTCCTCGGGGTCGGGCTCTTCGGCCGGTTCCGCCGGTGTCGTGCCCTTGAGTTCCGGCTCCGGAGGCGCGGGGTTCTCAGGGGCAGGAGTTTCGGGCGCGGGAGTCTCCGGCGCCGGGTTCTCGGGTGCCGGAGACTCCGGCGTGCTCGGCGCGGGAGGTGCCGGAGGTTCGGAACCCTCTTCGATGGGCGCCATGGCGGTCGTCACGACTTCCCGAATGAGGGCGACCAGGTCGTCACGGGTCATGTTCGCAATGGACTCCGAGCTGGTTGCCGACGTGGTGTCGGTGGCTTCGTTCGTCACGGGGCGGACCGCCTCCCGGAGCAGGTCGGTGACCTGTTCCGTTCCGTTGGCCAGGTTCAGTTCGACCCGGGTCGTGCCCTGCTTCTGCGGGGCCGGAGCGTTGTCGCGACCGGCGTAGCGGTACATCGACAGGTCCCATGTCCGGTTCATGACATGGGGAGAGGCGGAGGCAGCCGGTGCCTCCTCCTTGGCGGGCTTCATCGGCATAACCTCGTCGGCCAGGCCGACAGCCACAGCCTCCTCGGCGGTGAACCAGGTCTCCGCGTCCATGTACGCCTGCCAGTCGGCGAGTGAGCCGCCGGTGTGCTGTGCGTACGCCTCGGCGATGTTGCGGGACTGCTTGTCCAGCAGATCCGCCATCTTCGTCATCTCGGTCGCATCGCCGTAGACGGCGCCGGATGCGTTGTGGACCATGAACTGTGACTGCGGCATCATTACGACCCGATCGCCCGCGAGGGCGATCACGGAGGCGATGGACGCGGCCAGCGAATCCACGTAGACAGTGACCGTCGCGGGATGCGAGCGGATCGAGTTGGCGATGGCGATGCCGTCGAATACCGAACCGCCCGGCGAGTTCAGCCGTAGGTTGATCTTCGAGGTGGCGACCTGCTTCAGCTCGCGGATGAAGTCATCCGCCCACATCCCGAACCATCCGCCGATGGACTCGTAGACGTAGATATCGGTCGTGTCTTCCTCATCGATGGAATTCTCGATGCGGAACCAGTCCTTGGCGTTCTCAGGCGCTTGCATCCCCGGCGGAGGCGCCGGTGAGCGACGCTGAGCCGCCAGCTCAATGAAAGGCATTGGTCGCCTCCTCGGGTGGTGTGTTTTCTTCCTGCGGGGGTGGCAGAGCCGGACGCGCCGAAGGCGGGGGAGTGCGTGGCTCTGGCAGCTCCGCCATGTCGGGCAGGCCGACGGCGGAGAGAATGTCGGCCGCTTCCCACAGGCCGGTGTCGGCCAGGAACTTCGCGGACTGTGCCTTGTTCACCAGCACCTGGGCAGCGATCTCGTCGTCCTCGGGGACCGGGTTGACGAAATCGAATTCGAGGCCCTCACCTGCGCGGCCGAACATGGGCAGCAGCAGGCAATTGAGCGCTTCCTTGGTCCGCATCAGGCGCGGCTTCGTCATCCACCGGGCGAACATGACCTCGCCTGCGTAGGCGTTGGCCTTGTTCACGTCGTCGGTGGCGCCGGTCATCGCCTTCGGAAAGCCGAAGGCTTCGCGGATCGTCTCGCGGGACGCCTCACGCAGTTCGACGAACTGCATGTCGTCCATCGTGTACTTGCGGTCGACCCACTTCATCCCGGCTTCGAGGATCGCCACCCGGTGCGCATTCGCGACACCCTTGTGGGTTTCCGCCCACCGTGCCTGGAACTGGTGGAAGTCCTCGTCCGAGATGTTGTTCTCGGCCTCGATGATCCCGCCGGGAGTGGCCGAGTTTCGGAAGAAGTTCCGGTTGTACTCGGTGGCCAGGTAGGTCGCGTCCAGATCGCCGAGGATCGACTGAACGGCACCCAGTCCCCGGTACGGGTCCAGCGGGTGCGGACGGCGCATGAAGATGACGTCGTCCCGGCTGAGCGGGATGTCCTCGCCACCCGGACCGTGGTAGATGTACCCGGCTAGGTAGTCGTTGGCGTCCGGCACCGGCTCCATCCGGTCGGGCCGGACGAACCACATCTCAGCGGGGATGTTGAACCGGCGTACGATGATCCAGTACTGCTCGCCGGTCAGCTCTTCGTGCTGCTGCGTCGACTCACGGAAAGCGGAGCCGAAGAAGAACTGATTCGGCTTGTGCCACAGATCCAGTGCGGGATGCTTGGTGACCTCGATGCGGTTGTCCTGCATGCCGGATGTACCGCCGCTGTACCGGCGCCGCCCGTCGCGGGGGATGCGGTACAGCTTCCACTCGACCTGCGAATAGGCCGTGATGATGCGGTCGACGATGGCGAACAGGGTTCCGACCTGGCCCTGCGCCTGCATCTGGGCGACCATGCCGCCAGGTGGCGTGGTGCCCGCAAGCCAGCTCCTGCGTCCTGCGCCCCGTGGGACGTAAGGGACAGGGGCCTTGTTCTTGAGGACCGCGCCGAGCAGTGTGCGTCCCATGCGCGCTCCTGTTCTACTGTTCAAAGGAAACGAAGGAGACAGAAATGACCATGACGCTCGCGGATCTGCGCAGGAAGGCTGGGCTTTCCCAGGCGCAGATGGCAAAGAAGATGGGCGTGAGCAACACGCAGGTGAGCCGCATCGAGGCCAGCTACCCGGACGTCATGTTCCCGTCACTGCGGCGGTACATGGACGCGCTCGGCACGACGATCAAGTTCGTGGGCATTGAGACGGAATGCGACTCCGACGACGTCGAGAAGGACGCGACCCGTATTTACGGAGAGACGAGGCGACAGGATCCGACTCGTGCGTTCGGCCGCAAGAGCGCCTGATCACTGACCGGCGAAGAACTGCCACTGGAGTACCGCAGCGCCGAGACCGGCGGCGATCACTCCTGCCGGGATGTAGATCATCCCGATGCCGAACGCGACCAGCGCGACGGCGGCCAGGGCCAGAAGGCCCGACATGATCGACCCTGCTGCCCCTGGTGCAAGCTTGGGCAGCAGGGTCTTCCTCGTACTCGCGTGCATCAGCGACTCCCCTGTACGCGGAAGTACGGCGGATGGTCGGCAATGAAAGCGTCCGGCGATACCACCGTGTCCACCGAAACCCAGCCGGTGCTGTACCCGCAGTTGCAGTAGTAGAGGACCAGACCCGTCAGCTCACGGTGCATGGCGTGTTCCGTACCCGTGCAGGATTGAACCTGACGGACGACGGTCGGTTCGTGGCGTGTTTCGAGCTGCTCCATGGGTTCTCCCCTCGTGCGCGCCCGGATGCCGAGTCACAGGAAGCGCATACGTGGTGTCGTGCCGTTGTAGTACGCCAGCAGCAACGCGTCAGCGTTGTCCGGCGACCTGCCGCAGCGGCGGATGATGTCGTCCTTCGGCTCGACCTGGATCTTGCCCTTGGAGTCCAGGAACCAACGAGGCCACAGGAGTTGGGCGCATGCGGTGTCCGCGTTCTCCATCTGGGACAGATCCCACGCTCCGGAAGCGGAGAACTCCCGGCCGATCGTCCACCACATCTCGGCCCGCAGGTTCACGAACTTCTTCTTGTCGTGCGGTTTCGTCGAGACGTTCACGCCGACGATCTGCGCCTGATGCTCGCCCCGACGGGCCGCGTTGCGCAGCTCGCCGATCACGCCGAAGCCGACACCGATCGAGTCGATCTTCACCTTGGTCGCACCACTGATCCGCAGTGCTCGCAGTACAAGAGGTGCGATCTTCTCGGGTCGGTCCGTCCGGATCCGCCATTCGCGTCCGGCGAGGATGCCCCGGCGTTCGCGGATGACCGTCTCGTCGGAACCACCGCCCACGTCCACGCCCAGTTCCACAGGCGAGAGATCAGCGGGGGAGTACTTGGTCTCCGGGTCCAGTCGGCAGGCTGCCACATCGGATGCCCTCACCACCGTGTCCGCCGCGTCGACCGAGAACTCGCCGAGCACCTTGCTTCGGTAGAGGGCGTTGTCCTCGCCCCAGTCCAGCTTCTTCTCGTCGACCCACACTCTGGAGACCAGCGAGGCGGCGACGTTCTCACTGACGTGCTCGCCGGTGAAGTTCGGTGAGTCGAACGCCGAGATGCCCATGGTGTTCCATCCCGAGCCGGGCTGGCACACCTTGAAGAAGTGCGTCGCCGAGTTGTCGGGGTTGCCGATCGCGAGGATGCGGCAGTCCGGGCCGGTGGCCAGGGCGTCGGCCGCGACCCAGAGCTGCTCCGGCACGCCGCACGCCTCGTCGATCACGACCAGTACGTACCGGGCGTGGATACCCTGGAACGCCGACTCGTCCTGGTCGGCAGGCTTGCGGCCGTAGGCGACGATCTCCTCGTCGATCAGCCACTCGGTCTGGTTCACGCGGCCCGGCAGACCCACCGACTTGTGGAACCGGCGCACGTAGCGCCAGAGGATCGCGCGGACCTGCGCCGTCGTCGGAGCCGTCGTCACCACGAACGCTTCGCCGGGCGGGTGCGAGTCCAGCCACCAGGAGATGGCGAGTGCCGCGACGTGCGACTTGCCGATGCCGTGACAGCTGTGCACGGCGGTACGGCGATAGTCGCGTACCGACTCCAGGATGTCCCGCTGCTTCGACCAGACCGCCTGTCCGAGACGTTCGTCGACCCACAGTGCGGGGTCCGTCATGTACTTGGACTGACGCTGGTTCGACTGCTTGCGGTCAACCGCTGCCTTGAGCTGATCGCGGACGATCTTCAGGCGCTTGGTGTCACCGGTGCGGATCAGGCGCTCGACCAGCTCCTGCATTCCCTGGGGATCGAGCCCGCCGAGTTCAGCTTCCGTTGTCACTCGCGCTGTCCTCGCGGTGCGCCGACACGAACAGGTCCGACTTGAACGCGGCCACGACCTGGTGCGCGCTGTTCTTGAACAGCACCAGCGACTGGTCCTCGACGAAGTAGGCCGCCATCACGTCGCGGGTGTACGTCGTCATGGACGCCGGGTTCAGGAGGGCGACCGTGTGCCGGTGCATGGATGGGGCGGTGTTGGGAGCGGTCATGTCGTTCTCCGGCAACTCTGCTGCGGTGGTGGTAAGTTCGTTGGTCCTGGTGAGAGAAGGAGACGCAAGATGGAGCAGAAGGCGTCCAGCTGCACAACCGGCTGGGACTGGAAGACGGCCAGCTACACGGCCGCCAACAACACGTGTGTGGAGACGAAGGCGGACGCCCTGTCCGTCCGTGTGCGTGACACGAAGGACCGCGCCATTCCGGGGATCCGGGTGGCTCCCGCCACCTGGGCGCAGTTCATCGGGATGGTGCGCTAGTCCTCGACCGGCGTCAGCAGGTACATCGGCGGGTTGATCTCCAGCGGAGTCGTCTTCG